GGTGCGCATCTCCGCGATCAGCGATTGCAGCGAGGCTGCGACTTCAAGGCCAGCGCTCGGCGTGGCTGGTGTCTCGGCAGCGCCCGGCGTGCCAGAGAACAGGGCTTTGAAGGCATCGCGGCGGGTGGCGCGGGAGTACCCGGCCTTTGCCATGGATGCTTCAATGAGTGCGAGAGGCTTGCGCGCTGCGCTGGCCTGGGATGTTTTGGTGACTTCGGAACTGGGCAGCAGTCCAGTAGCAAAGCCGTCTTCCACGGCTTGCTGCGCGCCGATCCATGTCTCTTGATCCATGAGGGCGGCGGCTTCATTGGCCGTCATGCCGGTTTGGTGCGCGTACAAGGACGCCATGGCCGCGTCGAACGGCTCCAGCAGCTTCGCGGAATCGAGCATGTCGTGGCGGTTCCCGACGGCCACGGCCCAGGCGTTGTGGATCATGATGAAGGCGCCATCGCCCATGAGAATTTCGTCTCCAGCCATGGCAATCACCGATGCGGCAGACGCTGCAACCCCGAGCACTCGTACGGTGACCTTGCCCTGGTGCTCTCGCAGCAGGTTGTAGATCGCCATACCTTCGAAGAAGTCTCCCCCAGGGCTGTTGATGTTGACTGTGATGTCCTTCGGCCCAATGGAGCGCAGCGCCGCACTGATGCGCTTTGCTGTGACGCCAGTTCCTTCCCAGTTCTCTCCAATGCTGTCGTAGATGGAGATGCTGGTGTCGCTGTCTGTCGCCGCTGCGCACACGGCAGGCTCCCAGCGGTCCACGGCATCAGGGCGAAGGTCAAAACCCGCCTTCGCTAGACGGTGATCCGCCCGGATTTCAGGTAATTGTTTGAGGCTCATTGCCTGCCTTTCTTGCGGATGAAGGCTCACCCAGCGTCGAGAACTTGGCGTTCTGGTCTGCCGGGTACTCGGCCAGGTCGCGCACCTCATTGGCCGTATGCCATGGCTGGTGCCCACCGGCCCCGAGGGCCTTGGCGAAGTAGTCCGCCTGGTCTTTGAGCGTGCCGCGCATCAAAGCCCGTTCATTGAACTTGTAGTACATGGTTTCGCGCTCGGCATCCGTCAGGAGTGAGCGCGCAAGAGCCTGCTCCCAAGCCACAAAGCGGGGCGCCAGGGTGTACTGCACGAAGAAAATAGCCAGCTGCTCGATGCCAGAGCCCCAGCTGGTGTCATCCATCATCAAGAGCGGGCGAGGAACGCCGTAAAGGCGGGCGACTTCCTCGATTTGATGGTTGCGGTTCTCGATCTGCTGGCCGTCGCGAGCGGTTGACGCGAATGGCTTGGCGGTTGCGCCTTCCTCGGCAATCATCCACTTGTTCGCGTTATCTGCGCCGCTGTATTCGGTGGCCATAGCCGCCTTCATGCGGGCATAGGCTTGATCTGACAGGGCATGCGGCACTTCAATCGCGCCACCGGCCATCACGCCCGTCTTGAACACGTTGCCAGCGGCCTTTTGGGCGTCTCGGGCCAGCTCAAACACTTCGCAGGAGAGATTGCGGCGCGATAGTCCTGCTACCCCGTCTAACGACAGGTCGCGCACATGCAGGATTTCTTCTTGATCCAGCGTGATCTGCCCGCCGTTTTCGGTGGTGATCTTGTACTGCATGCGCCAGTTGCTGCCTAACTTCGGCTCTACCTTGCCTTTTTCCAGCGGTATCAGGTGAATTGGGCGGCCTGCAGCGCGGATGATGCGGGCGTAGGCGTTGCCCTCTGTCTCCAGCAATAGCTGCATCTGGCTCTTGAACTCCATCGGCGTCTGCCATGGGTTCGGCTTGATGCGCAGCAGCTTGTAGCCAGGGTGTTCTTTGGCGATTCGCTTCTCGTCGCCAGAGTAGTAAAGATTCGTGGGCAGCATGCCCAGGCCGTTACCGATCAGCGTCAGGCAACGCAGGGCAGCGGTGTTGCGCAGCATCGCGCTTTCGCCGCCATTCAGGCCGGTGCGGATGTATTCCAGTAGAGCCGGGTCGTCCAGCCCATAGAACACATCACCCACCAACGCAGCACGCGGGCGCGACTCTGCCTGGGCCTGCTTTCGGCCCAGCAGCTTGTCGAAAAACTTCATTCAGTTCGCCCTATAGGAAGCGCATGCCGCGCGTTTCGTAGATGGATGGCGCGTCAGTGGCCGGGTTCATTGACATCAGCGTCACAGCGTTAAACGTCGCCATCAGCGGGTCGATCTTTCCCGTCCCTGCTGCTTGTTTTGTAATCATCACGGCGTTGCCTCGCGGCTCTACCTTCGCATTGCCTACGCACCACGCCATCAGCGGCTGTCCGCTGTGCACCAATACACCCTCGGCTAACTTGCGTTCTGCCGTCAGGATGGCGCCGTGGAGTTTCCAGCCCTGGGAGATGCCGATCATCTTCTCGGGCGGTATCCCTGCTTCGTGCAGTGCATCGGTAATCCCACCCAGCCCTGCAGGGTCACAGCCAATCTTGTCCAGCAGGCCACGCGACTCGATCAATTCACAGATTTCTGCTACCTCGGCCACGTCGTCACCCATGCGGCCAGACAGCGTCAAGTCACCGTCGCGTGCGAAGTCATGCAGGCGAGGCGCTATCTCTTTTCTGCGCTCAAACACGCTCGGATGCGCCCATGCATGCGTCCACAGCAGCCATTTGCGTGTCTCTCGCTCGCGGCCAATCACAGCCAGGCCAAGCAAGTCATCCAGGCCACCGCCATCGATTCCGACATCCACCACTTCGCTGCGTTCCAGCAGCTCCTGCAACGTGAGTCCCGGAGCTTTTGCCTGGGCCTCCCAAAATTCACTTCCTGCCCAGCGATCCGAGCGCAAATTCATGCCAATTTCTACGTTGGCATGCTTTGCCATGAAGCCACGGAACGACTCACCGCCAGCCATTTCGGCTTTGCGGTATTCGCGCTCTAGGAAGTCTTGATCCACAGAGAACCCCATGTTGGGGTTCGTCATCCACATGTTCTCCAGCTTGAGCGCCGATCCATCGGCAACCATGTCATCTGGATGCTCAAAGATGACCGGCAGGAAGCCTGGATCATGGATTTTTCCGTCCCGCACTGCCCGCGCATAGTCCAGCTTTTGCTTGAACACGCCCGCAGGTGGTTCGTCGGACTGCGTTGTCAGGTAGATGATGAAGCCTTCCGGCCTCGATGCCAGCCCGCCGAAGGCTTCGCGGAACATGTTTTCCGCCGTTGCAACCTTGCCAAACAGGTGCAATTCATCAACCAGCACGCCGACAGCCTTCAAGCCTCCGACAGTGTTGCTATCCGCCGCCAAGACTTTTAACGTGGCATTGCTCTCGCGGTTGGTGATCGTCTTGATGTGGCCTTGAACGTGCATCAGCGCGTCTAAGTCCTCATCTTTCTGCACCATGTCGCGTGCCGGCGCAAAGCTGTTCGTTGCTACCTCCACCGTTGGCGAAAGAATCACAAACTGCGCCGACTGCCTCCAGTTCCGCACCAAGGCAGTGAGCATGATTGCGCCTGCAACCGTGCTCTTGCTATTCTTTTTACTCACCAGGACGAATACTTCCTTGATGAGCCTGCGCCCGGTCTCTGGATCGTATGAACCAAAGATGGCCGCAGCCAGATCCATCACCCACGGCGCGCACGCCTCACCAATCGTCGGGCTTCCAGGCGCGTCAACAATCCGCATTTCGCGCATCACCGCTAATGCCGCTTCGGCTTCCTCCGGGAAGATTGGCGGCGGGATGATGCTCTTGCCTGTCCTGATACGTTCCTGCCAGTCTGGACAGGCAGTTGTGTATTCGGGCATGGCTTATTTGTTATTGACGATGAGCTTTGGTGGTGCAGCAGAGACAAACTTGCCCGCCACCCGCTTCGCGGCTGCCTGCTGAGCCTCCTTCTTGCCGCCGTTCTCGGCCCGGCGCACCTGGGCAGACAGAAGCGCTTTCGCCGCATCTACACGCAGCTTCACATCCGTGCCGTTGTCATTCATGACGGCTTTTAGAAACTTGTCCGGCTCGTCGTAGATTGCGCCAAGGTGCATCAACACCGGCTCTTTCGGCTTTGGCCCAGAGTTGGGCCGGGCACCGCCGCTGCGCCCCTTCGCTCCAGCCATTCGAACTCCATTTGAACTCTTACCAGGGGACTTTTAT